GTGGAATTCACCCCTGCAACTGAAGAGAAGAAGAGGCGTGGCCGCCCCAAGGGTTCGGTCAAGATGACGATTCAGCGTTATGCGAACAACCCACCGAAGGTATTGCCAAAGACGGATCAGCAGCGCCTAAAGGAACTTAAAGAGCTGATGATCCGGTCTGGCGGTAAGGATGTGGCGCAGAAGGTGATTGACATCGCGCTCAACGATGACCACCCAGGCCAGATGGCAGCGCTCAAGATGTGCATTGACCGCACACTACCGATCAGTATGTTTGAGAAAGATAAGAGTCAAAGGTCAGCAGTTACTATCAATATCACTGGCTTGGGAGAGAGTCCGACCATTATCGACACAATTGACTCCAACGACCCTGAAGATGTAGAGGCTAAATATGGCAGACCTTAACTTTTCCCTTCTCCCTTGGCAACAACAAGTGTTCAAGGATACGGCAAGGTTCAAGGTTGTCGCAGCTGGCCGGCGCTGTGGTAAGTCGAGGATGGCTGCCATCACGTTGTTGATTGAAGGACTGCGCTGCCCCCCTGGCTCTGCTGTACTGTATGTTTCCCCAACTATGGGGCAAAGCCGGCAAATTATTTGGGATTTGCTCCTAGACCTTGGCCGTGATGTGATCCAAAACAGTCACGTTAACAATTTGGATATAACCCTAATCAATGGCGCCCGTATCTACGTCCGTGGTGCGGATAGACCTGATACGCTCCGTGGTGTCTCTTTAACTTACGCTGTACTAGACGAGGTAGCGGACATTAAGCCAGAGGCTTGGGAACAGGTTATACGGGCTTCTCTGTCAGACAAAAAGGGTAGAGCCTTATTTATCGGCACTCCAAAGGGTAGAAACTGGTTCTTTGATACCTTTAAGCTAGGAGAGAGTGGAGATGACCCTGATTGGAAGAGTTGGCACTTTACCACTGCTGATAACCCTTTGATCGACCCATCTGAGATAGAAAGTGCTAAAAAGACCCTGAGTACCTTTGCTTTTAAACAAGAGTTTATGGCTTCCTTCTCCAATGCGGGGTCTGATGTTTTTAAGGAAGAATGGATTAAACATGGTGAAAGACCTAATAAGGGGTCGTTCTATATCTCTGTTGACCTAGCGGGGTTTGAGGAAGTTGCCAAACAAGCGGGTAACGCTAAGAAGAGACTAGATGAGTCCGCTATCTGCGTAGTGTATGTAACAGAGGATGGGAAGTGGTTTGTTGAGAAGATCATCCACGGAAGATGGGATATACGGACGACTGCTGTGAACATCTTGATGGCTATTAGGGACTACAAGCCTTTGAGTATCGGGATTGAGAGGGGGGCACTGAAGAACGCTGTTTTGCCCTATTTGAGCGACTTAATGAGAAAAAGTAACATCTATGCCCATATTATTGATTTAACGCATGGGAATAGGAAAAAAGCAGATAGAATTATCTGGGCATTGCAAGGAAGGTTTGAACATGGCAGAATCACGCTTAATTCGGAAGAGAATTGGGATGAGTTCATTGACCAACTTCTAATGTTTCCCGCACAGGGAGTTCACGATGATTTGTGTTTTATTGCCAATACGCAAATATCAACTCCTACTGGATTAAAAAGCATTGCCCAACTAAAGGTTGGCGACCTTGTTGACACCCCTGAAGGCGCAAGAAAAGTTATTGCTCAGTCAATGACCAACGCAAACGCAGAAGTTTACTGCTTGCGAAACAAACTCATTGGCACTGGCAACCATCCAATCATGACGAAACGTGGATGGGTTAACTTGCAAAACATTACCAATGATGATATACTTGTGCATCAACACACAGGAGTTTCATCATGGGTTTTCCAAGTAAAGTTGGCATTGTCAAAGAGTCTGTTTACTTTAACGGATACAAGTACAACCGCTATCCAGAATCTAAGAGAGCTGCTCATCAAAGGTACTTTACCAAGGGTGGAGGTGGCTTATTGCACCGCCATATCTGGGAGTTCCATAACGGAGAAATACCAAAAGGACACCATATTCACCACAAGGATGGGAACTTTCTCAACAATGACATCTCAAATTTGGAGTGTCTTGAGTCAAAAGTTCACTATGCCGAGCACAAAGAAGACAGAAGTCGAAACGCAAAACGTCCTGAACAACTTGCTCATTTGGACAAAGCTAGAGAAAAAGCCTCAGAGTGGCATGGCTCACCAGAAGGACTTGAGTGGCACAGTAAAACCGCCAAAGCCGCTTGGGAAAATAGAGGTTTTGTTACGCACACTTGCCAAGAATGTAAAAACGAGTTTCAATCTCGCAAAACAACAAAAGTCTATTACTGCTCGGGTAAGTGCTCTGCTACTGCGTGGAGAAAGAAATTTCCCGACTACTATAGCCCTGAAGCAAAGGCAAAGCGTTTACAATTTGACAATTGAGGGTGCACATTGTTATTATGCGAATGGAATACTGGTGCATAATTGTGACGCATTAAGTTATATTGACCAACTTGCGGTTACATCTTATTTCCAAGAAGATGAAGATGACGAGTGGGAGCCGCTGGACATAATCTCGGGTGTCTAACATACAAGTAATTTTGAGGGTATAAGAATGGAATTCCAAGAACCTAGCGACTCAGACAAAGAGATAGTTCAATTCGTTGTCAACCATTGTGATAGATGGAGAGACTGGCGAAACACTAATTACTTATCTGATTGGCTGGAGTACGAGCGCATCTTTACGGGTGAGTGGGACATCCAAGACAAAACCCGTGACTCCGAGAGAAGCCGAATTGTCACCCCCGCTACCCAACAAGCCGTAGAAACCCGTCACGCTGAGATCATTGAGGCTATCTTTGGTCAGGGCGAGTTCTTTGACATTGAAGACGATATTCGTGATGTTAATAATAATCCTTTAGATGTAGCCGCTATCAAGGCTCAACTGATGGAAGACTTCAAAGTAGACAAGATCAGGAAATCCATTGACCAGATTGAGCTGATGGCAGAAATCTATGGTACTGGCATTGGTGAGATTGTTGTCAAAACAGAGAAGATTTACGTTCCTTCTACTCAACCGATACCTGGTCAAGTCGGTCAAGCCGCTATTGGTGTGATGGAAAAAGACAGGATTGCAGTCAAGATTGTTCCTGTTAACCCCAAGAACTTCTTGTTCGACCCTAATGGCACTTCTATTGATGACTGTATGGGTGTGGCGGTTGAGAAGTATGTCTCTATCCACAAGATCGTTAAAGGTCAAGAAGAAGGTATCTATCGTAAGGTGGCTATCGGTACTGACTCAGACGACACAGATTTAGAGCCTACCCAAGAGGTTAGCCAATTCCAAGACGATAAAGTTAAGTTGTTAACTTACTACGGCTTAGTCCCTAGAGAGTACATTGAACAACTAGAGAATGAAGAAGTAGAAGACTTGTTCCCTGAAGACTCTATCCAAGATGACTATTCTGACTTGGTAGAGGCTATTATCGTTATTGCTAACGATGGTGTTCTCTTGAAAGCAGAGAAGAACCCATACATGATGAAAGATAGGCCAATTCTGGCTTATCAAGACGATACAGTTCCTAACAGACTTCTCGGTAGGGGTACTGTAGAGAAGGCTTACAACTCTCAAAAGGCTATTGACGCACAGATTCGTTCACATTTGGACTCTTTGGCGTTGACGACTAGCCCTATGATTGCAATGGATGCCACGAGACTTCCACGAGGTGCTAAGTTTGAAGTAAAGCCAGGCAAGGCAATCCTGACAAACGGCAACCCCGCAGAGATTTTGTTCCCCTTCAAGTTCGGAAATACCGATTCTGGGAACATAACAACTGCTAAAGAGTTCGAGAGGATGCTTTTACAGGCTACTGGTACGCTAGATTCACAGGGAATGGTCTCTGCTGTGTCTAGGGACTCCAATCAAGGTGGTATCTCAATGGCTGTGGCTTCTATTATCAAGAAGTACAAGCGTACATTGGTGAACTTTCAAGAGGATTTCTTGATTCCTTTCATCAACAAAGCCGCCTTTCGGTATATGCAGTTTGATCCTGAGAGGTATCCTACTGTTGACATGAAGTTTATCCCGACTGCTGCTCTAGGGATTATTGCTCGTGAGCATGAACAACAACAGTTCATCTCTTTGCTTCAGACTCTTGGCCCTAATACACCTGTTTTGCCTGTGATTCTTAAAGGAATCATGGCTAACTCGTCTTTGTCTAACAGATATGAGTTGATTCAGATGTTGGATGAGATGTCTAAGCCTGATCCACAAGCACAACAGATGCAACAAGCACAGGCTCAGTTGGCTATGCAGTCTGCTCAAGCTCAGATTGCTGTACAGACTACCCAAGCAGAGCAAAATCGTGCTGAAG